TTACAACCCAATCACAGACCAATACGAAATCAGCATTACGCGGATCATCTGCACCGCTCCCGAGGCAGACGAGATCGCAGCCAACCTCCGCGCCGCCGTACTCTGGGCAAAAGACCGTGCTCGCCGCGCACAGGACGAACAAACCCCATCACTATTCTAAAAATGGACCCTAACACGCAATTCACAGTCTTCCTTGTCGTCGCCGGATTCGCCTGCGGTTTGCTAGCCGACCGACTGGCGCACCGGGCAGCACGGAAGCGACAGCAACGGCTCGCCAACGGAATCCGCAGCGCAATCCTCAGAGCGGGAAGGAGGGACGCATGAGCTACATTCAAGAGGCGACCACCGTCCTGATGACGGTAAACCTGTATCTGGTCTGGAAAGCCCTAAAGCGCCACGAAGAAGTGCGGTCTGACAGGCGCGAGCTTTACCTTGCACTGAAAAACCTTCTGGCCTGCAACATCGTCGTCACTGGGGAAAACTTGGAGCGCCTGAAAAAAACCATGAGTGATGCCAAGGAAGCAATCGCCAACTTTGAAAGGAAGGCGAAATGAACTGGCTCCCTAACGACGATTCAAGATGTTCCGGCTGCGGCAGCGACGAAGAAGGCTGGCGCGAGGGATGCGAAACCTGTCTACGCAGAACTGCGCCGCGGGAAGGCATCGGTCCCACAATCACACCGCCGCCGATTATCGCGTTTGAGTGCGAATTTCTAATTGAGCCAGAGGAGGAAAAACCATGACTGAGGCAATCGCATTCGGCTTTGCCGTTGTCGCCTGCACTGCTGGCGTTTCCGCCGTCGTGCTGGTGCTCGCTCGCCTGACAAAGCCCCAACCAATCAAAGCCTCGGCACGTCAGGACTTCCGCCGCCAATGGCATCCGCTGCCGACCGTCGAGGCCGAGCTATTCGGCGGACCGTCAGACGGTGCCATCGTCGCAATCCCGGCGCATCAGCCTGATGCCGTTATCCATCGCGGGCAGTGGTATCAATTGGATGAACAGGGGAATTATCGGTATGATCCAACCACCCACTTGACCGGGCTCAACTGACGCACAGAATCACGCATCCGCGAAAGACCAGGTGGGAGTCTGGTCTAACGTTACATAACAAATTTGCCCTGCATGGCCTCGAAAGAGGACTCCCCCATGCGGGGCTCTTTTTTACCCTAACCATGACATCACACACACCAACCAACTACGACGAATTCATTGCCGGAAAAACCCGCCGCGCCAACGCTCACGGATTTGAGCCGCTGCCGCTAACTGCTCCGCTTTTCGACTGGCAGGCGCATGTTGTCCGCTGGGCTGTCCGGCAAGGCCGATGTGCTCTGTTCCAAGATTGTGGGCTTGGAAAAACCGCTCAGCAACTGGAATGGGCATGGCAAGTTGTCCAGCACACAGGAGGCAAGGTTATTATCCTGACTCCTCTTTCGGTCGCCGCGCAGACAAAGCTCGAGGCTGAAAAGTTCGGCATTCCGGCTCAGGTCGTGGCGGATCAATCGCAATGCGCCGAAAGCGGAATCTTCATCACCAATTACGAAAAGCTGGACCACTTCAACCCTGACGAGTTCGCGGGCGTGGTGCTGGATGAAAGCAGCATACTCAAGAATTTCACTGGGAAGATCCGAAAACAGCTAACGGATGCCTTTTCTGCCACGCCGTACCGTCTCGCCTGTACCGCCACCCCGGCACCGAATGACTACATGGAGTTCGGGCAGCACTGCGAGTTCCTCGGCGTGATGCCATCGAATGAAATGCTTTCCCGGTGGTTCATCAATGACACGATGAATTTCGGGAATTACAGACTGAAGGGCCACGCCGAAGCGGACTTCTGGCAGTGGGTCGCGTCATGGGCGGCGTGCATCTCCAACCCAGAAGACATCGGCTTTCCCGGTGATGACTACCGACTTCCCAGCCTCAACATGGAGTCCATTTTCGTGGGCGTGGACGAATCCGAAGGAGCGGAGGAAGGCGAGCTTTTTCGAACATCGTCACTCAATGCAACCACCATTCACAAGGAGATGCGGATCTCATGCGCCCCGCGATGCTTGGAGGCTGCAAGGATTGCCAGCGGGCTAGACCGTCCGGTTATTGTGTGGTGCAATACAAACTACGAAGCGGATGAATTGGCAAAGCTCATGCCGGATGCGATTGAAGTTCGCGGGTCAGATTCCGCAAAGGACAAAGAGCGCAAGCTCTCGCAATTCTCGGAAGGTGAGGTGCGGGTCATCATTACGAAACCGGGAGTCGCTGGCTACGGGCTCAACTGGCAGCACTGCGCCGACGTGGTCTTCGTTGGCCTATCATATTCGTTCGAGGACTTTTATCAGGCACTTCGGCGTTCCTATCGGTTCGGGCAGACCCGCCAGGTCAATGCCTACGTCATCCAAGGCCGGAACGAACAGAGCATTCTGGCGGTCGTGAATGAAAAGATTGAAGCACACCGAAGGATGCAGGAATCAATGAAGCAAGCCGCCAAATACTTCCGAAACGATAACGACGAACAACTCAGCATGAAAACCAACATCATCACAGAAACAGGCGAAGGATGGACAATCGCGAATGCCGATTGTGTCAGGTTCGCAAAAACCATTCCTGACAACAGCATCGACTTCTCGGTCTATTCGCCGCCGTTCGCATCGCTTTACATCTATTCCGCCGATGCTCAGGACATGGGCAACTGCAAGGACGACGAAGAATTCATGAAGCATTACAAGTTCCTCATTGCCGAGAAACTGCGCATCACAAAGCCCGGATGCCTGAGCGCGGTGCATTGCAAGAACCTAGTCAACTACGCAAACCGTGACGGCATGGCCGGGATGAGGGACTTCCGCGGGGAAATCATCAAGGCGCACACGGAACTCGGCTGGGCATACCATGCAGAGGTCACGATCTGGAAGGATCCGGTCATTGAGATGCAACGGACGAAAGCGCAGGGATTGCTTTACAAGCAGCTTCGGCAGAACAGCAAGTACACGCGGACGGGGATGGCGGAATACCTCATCATCTTCCGCAAGTGGGGCGAGCCTGAAGAAATGAAGGAAAACCCCGTGACACATACGCATGAGAGCTTCCCGCTGGACCAGTGGCAGCAATGGGCATCCCCCGTATGGATGGACATTCGGCAGACCCGAGTGCTCAACACGCGAATTGCTCGCGATTCGCAGGATGAAAAGCACCTCTGCCCGCTTCAGCTTGATGTCATCGAACGGGCCTGCGTCCTCTGGTCAAACGAAGGCGACCTTGTTTATTCGCCGTTTACAGGAATTGGCTCCGAGGGTGTCGGCGCGCTTACGTTCAACCGCCGATTCATCGGCTCCGAACTCAAGGAATCCTACTTTAGGCAGGCTTGCGAAAACCTGCGGAAAGCGAAGGCGCAGCTCACGCTTTTCTGATACCCACTTGACGCGCCGCGGATACTAGCAAGATTGCAGCAACCATAGCGCCAGCCTGATGATGATCCCATCAGAGCCAGCAACTGAAAACAATCTGCTCGCCAGTGCCGAGAAATCGGGGATCACGCTGGCGGGCTTTTTCTGTCCTATGAATGAACAAGAAGAACTGGACTTCACGGAGACGCCGAAGTCAGCAGGAAAGCGCCGACTTCCGTCAATCAGCTATCTGCGACGGGTGTTGAAGGTCTGTCCTAAATCCCCGACCGGACTCCGGTGGCGAGTGCCGATGCGAAACAATAGCATCAAGGCAGGCAGCGTGGCGGGTGGTGCGCATTTTGACCCGAACCAAGACCGCTACGATTATCGCGTAGGCATTGGGATGAGAATGTTCCGTGCATGCCGCATCATCTGGGCGATCCATCACGGCACCGACCCGTTCCCGTTGGAAGTTGACCACATTGACCGCAACCCGCTGAACAACAGCGTGGAAAACCTGCGGCTTGCCACTGGGCAGCAAAACTGCCGGAATCAGGACAAGAGGACAACGAACAAGAGCGGCGTGAAGGGCGTGCATTTCAATCGCCAGACGGGTCGTTTCCGCGCATCAATCATGGTCAACTGGCGCAAGTTCAACCTCGGCGAATACTACACGCTAGAGGAAGCCGCAGCCGCACGAAAGGCCGCAGAAATCAAGTACTTCGGAGAATTCAACCCGCGCCCCGCATGAACTGGATCAACCTCAAAATCTCAATCATTCGGGAACCTGCCTACGTTGGAGCCGAGCCAGTGCAACGCGCCACTTGGCTAAACCTTCTCGCGTACTGCTGCGAGCATGAAAACGGTGGCGTCATCAAGGACGCGGCGGCTTGGAAATGCCGTCAGTGGCAGCAGACCTGCGGGGTCATGCTGGAGGAAGTCAGGTCAGAATGCGACCTGTGGGAATGGTGTCAGGACGGTGCGCTTATCGTGGCCATGTACCCCAACGAAAAGCAGCAGGAGGTGCAGGCAAAACGGGAGGCGGGACGGCGCGGAGGGGTCACCAAGGCCAAAAATCGTAGCACAGCTAGTAGCTCTGCTAGAGCTCAGCCAGTAGCAGAATCCGATTTTGCTACAAGCTCAGCTTCTACGGAAGGAGAAAGAGAAAGAGAAGAGGAAAGAGAAAGAGAACTGGAAGGAGAAAAGGGAAGGAATCAGGTCGTCGCTACCGCTCCTCCCCCTGTTGCACGGAAACGGCGCACTCATGAGCCGGATAAGTTTGCCTGTGCTGTCGTGACTGTCAGCACCGACCCCGAGCTTGTCGCGGCATGGGACGAATGGCAGCAATACCGTCAGTCTAGGCACCGCTCACCGATGAACGGCAAACGCATCGACTGGACAGAGCAGGCAGCACGCCTAACCGCTCGGCAGGTTGACGAGTTTGCCAG